GCCTCCTCGCCCAATAGGACCAATCCCATATAGGCCATCTTCCCAGCAGCATCTTCAGGGGTAAGCTCGATGATATCCTTGGAATCAGGGACCAATGACTTGGCGCCAGTGTAGCAGACCATCTTGGCCCCTGATTCATCCGGCTCAGGCCTCCAGTGCTTGGCATGACTGTTTGTGATCCGATAGAGCTTGAGCTTCCCGGCATTCACCCGGACATAGAGACGGGAAGGCTTCACAACAGTCAGTCCTTGTTTTCAATCTCAGCAAAGATCTCAGGCCCCAAGACAATCGGTCCAACATAAGGCTCAATGCCTGAGGGGATCTTCAATCCATAGCCAAAGGTGATGTGGGGCTTGAAGGTTGGATAAGAGTGATTGCATCCTGCCATCAGCATCTCCTGGTGGCGATACTCCAGATTGGCATCCCGGAACTCGATGACACAGGCCTCATCACCCAAGATGGAGGTGTCGCGCGGTCCACCGGGTGGGATGAGCCTTGACCCATCATCCTCCTCACTCCAGCTGGGGCTGATCGACATCCAATCAACCTTCTGCTGGCAATACATAATTGTTACATGGAGATCAGAGGCCTTGAGCAACTTGGCTTTGTCGAGGCCATTCCTCAAAGCCCAATCCACAATCGCCTTTCCATTCAATACCTTGCGCGAGACATAGAGGGACTTAGGGGTGGAGTTGACTGAAAGGGAGTTGCCTTTGCCTTCTCCTGGTGGCACCTTCTTGGCTTCCTGATCCTTATCGTCGGCAGGATCTTCCTTTCCATCAGGTGTTTGACCTTCATCGTCTACAGGATTGCCGAACTCATCGACCTCTGGAAGATCAGCCATCAACTCCTTGTCTTCCTCAAATGCAGCATCTGCCCCTTCCTCAGCCTCTGTGCCCAGGAACTCCTGGCAGAAGCGAGATGGGCCAATCAGAAGCTCAGCACCAGGGCTGTTGACATAGGTCTGGAGGGTCTGAGCCTTCTTCAGGTTGACATCAGCCTCGACAAGCGGTCCAAGCGAATCACCTTCAGGCCAAATGACTGACCACTTGCCATTCGGCGGTGTGATGTTCCCTGTCGCAACAAGAAGCTCGATGACAGGACGCAAAACAGCAGGCGTGCCATAGTTCTTGCGTCGCTCAGTCACACGCATGTTCCAGTTGTTCTCATCCTGGCTGGAGGCCAGCTCACCACGCTCTGATCCGAGCAAGATCCGCTTGGGAACGCCACTGCCACTGGAGGCCATGTCCAGAAGCTTCTCAGCATTGGGGCCAGGGTCAGGCGACTCAGAGCCCAGGACAGTCGATGTGATGCCTTGGCTTACAACATATCGCCTGAGGTTGTGGGTGAGCTCATCAGCCTGATCCTTCAGGTTCTTGACACCAGCCTCATCAATGTTGGCCTCAGGGTCGATGGAGAAGTGGATGCCACGATTGGCACAAAGCCAGAATGTCTCAGCCGAGCCTCCAACAACCTTCTCCAGGTCCAGCAGCGTATTGTAGACAGAGTGCAATCGAGGCACACCATACACTTCATTCTCTTCAAGGAACTCTGCGAAGTGGATCACACGGCTGTGATGGACCCTGAATGACAGGATCTGGCTCGATGTCCCGGCTGAGTTGGGATCTGTGCCTTGGACAACATTGTAGATCTCAGGCTTGCCAAAGCGAGGGGACTTCCGGTTGGTGTCCCACTTCGTGATGGTGGCAGACTTCTCACTGTATGGCTGAAGGTACAAGAGCTTATGATTGCCTGGAGCCAGAGGCTTGGACAGGTCATCTGTGTCACCAAAGCCAAAGAGCAAGATGCCATAGCGCGTCATTCCGGCCAAGCGGTCTGCTCTCTCGATGTATCGCAGAACATTGTATGACTCAAAGAAGTCTGCGACAGCCTGAGAGAATGGAGAGTGATCATCACTATCAGGGTCAGGCGATGATCCATCAGCATCGCTGATCCCAGGGAGATCGCGCCAAGTGGCCTGAGGATATGCCCGAACAATTCGGCTTGCAACAGGGTTGCGAGAGTACTGGGCAATCAGATCGTCAACAGTCAGATCCCTAGGCCACCCGAACACAGTGTATGTGTCACGATTGCCACCATGGCTGTAGCCAAGAAATGCATCAAGCCTGCTCCTAAGGGCAGGCACTGAGTTGAGCACCATCTGCCCAATGCGTGATGTCGGTCTTTTTGCCATCAGAATACTCCTGCTTGAGGTTTGCGGATTGGCTCAACAGCATATCTGAGAGCATCAATCACATGGTTCTTCTTGTCATCCAACACCGGTGTCACCAATCCTGTGAGAGGATCAATCTTGAAGGAATAGTGAGTCAACTCATCGATTGTATGAACACAAGACGGGTCAACAACAATGTCATAGTCCTTCAGGAAGTTGATCCCCTCCTCAACAGATCCAGGCCCTTTCCTTGAAGGCCTGATGCGAGGGTATTTGTTCCTGCGCATGTAGCTGATTGTCTCAGGTCTGGCTGAATCAGCTGTGATAGGCCATGCCCGCATCTCTCCTGAACGATCCGTCACCTTGTCGAACAAGTCAGGCGTCTTGTCGATCTCGCAACCAATCTGATAAGCCTCACGATACACAAACAAAGTCTTCCCGATGATGTAGCAGACAATCAAGACGGTTGGATCAACAGAGAAGCCCCAATCAGCACCACAGTAGAACACGATTGCCCTGTCAGGCCTCTGTACTGTATCAATCCTCCAATTCTTGAATACGCGTGCCTCGCTGTTCTTCTGATATCCACCACCCCAGATATGTGCGTATCTGTCAGGGTCTCTCCTCCTATCGCGCAACATATCCTTGTACATTGGAGACTTCTTGAACCAAGGGTTGTCCTGCCAGTTCATCTCGATTGTGATGATGTCAGGATCTTTTTCTGCCTCCTTGCTTCTGAAGAACTCATCAATGGGATCTGTCGGCTTGTCTGGGTTCCATGCCACCCATATCTGCGACCCTGGCTTACGGATGGTTGGATAGAGGAGATCCCAAGAACGCCTGGAGATCCTTTGCCCTTCATCGATGACTGCTAGGTCAAATCCCTCCATTGACTTGATTGAATCAGCAGTGTGGTTCTGTAGTCCATTGAACACAAACATTCCGCCAGTGTCAGTGTTGATGTGTGTCTTGTCCACATCAAAGTATTCTTCAACACCTAGGCTTTTGATCTTGGACTCAAGGAGGAACTTTGATGACTGCTCAAGAGACTTCTGGATCTCACGAAGATACAGAACACGATAGCCAGGAATGCATATTGCATTCTCGATTGCTGCTTCTGCAAGGAAGTGTGATTTGCCTGAGCCACGTCCACCGTGTATCCCCTTATACCTGGCTTCCTGAAAGAACGGCAGCAACTTCCTCGGCAGTGGCAGAACCAGGTCCTGTGTCTCTTGGATCAACAATGACACGTTTCACCACCCCAATTCGACGCTGTGGATCTTCCTTGACTTCGACAGTCGAAAGCCTCGGATGGATGTATGGAGCGCAGTCACGAGCACAAGACTGAGCAGCATCGCGCCATCGAATGTGCTCCTTGTAATTGTCGAGAACAACAATCTTGTCTTCCTCATCGAGTGTGTCCTTGTTGATCTTGTCAACAATCTTATCCAACAATACACCTGCCTTGCTATGAGCGAAGCGCATGTTGTCCATCATCACCTCAAGTGGAGTGACCCCTTCAGCCAACAATCTCGATATCGTCTCACGGTGAGATTTGCGCTGGCTCTCTGGAGCCCTTTCAAACTTCTCATCCGTCTTCCTTGGCACCGCAACAGCCTGACCAGCAACACGAGCAATGTCATGTATCCTCACCCGTGAGCCACGGATGGAAGGAGGACGATTGATGTGCACCCCCAATGGAGGCTTCTTAGGTGGCTTGCCTTTTTTGGCCATAGGATAATGCTCACATGACGATAGGCGCAAAGCTTGCGCAGGAGATCGTTGCTGAAGGGGTCATGGCACAGCGGTGAGCATTGGGCTTGCCAGTTTCGCTTATCCTCCTTTTTTATCAATAAGGCAAGCCCCAAAATGCATAGGCCATTCTGATGCGATATCATACATACAATATTGCAACATGTCCCTTGTTGCCTCTTTACCCCAATCGAGTGCCCTGATCCCACGCACAACCACTTCCTCCTTCAAAGCAACACGAGCCGGCAACAACAACAATTTGACATCATCCTCAAACATGACCCCAACAATAAAGAAAGTATTGATGTCGCAATCAGCCTTGTCCAAGTGCCAAATCTTCTGTTCAGGCCTCACCACCATATCAATCTTGAAGCCCTTCCCAGGCCTCGCCTCCTTGGCCACTCCAACCTTCAGCTCAACACCAACCACCCCAACACCGCGCAATGGAATGAAAACATCCGGTGCCCCAGCTGTAGATCCCAGGGAGTGCTCCACCCAGGTCAGTGACGGGCGATCCCTGCCCCAAAGCTTCTTAAGCCAGTCCCTTACGTCCCGCTCTGTGATAACTTTCGATGCCATGGCTTCCTCTCCATTTTTGGGCTCGAATACCATAATACCGTTTACCCCCCCATTTAACCCTATAGGGAAAGAGCATTTCACTTAGACCACACTTCTCTATAGGGTAAAAGTGGGGGGTAAACAGTATTATGGTATTCCACTTCCTCTGTCTGTTCTGGTTCAGTTCTCTGTCATTTCCTCACTCGACCACTAAGTCACATTCCAAACTCCTGGCTACATACCACTGTCAGAATGAATTGTATTGACCTAGGTCCCAGAATTTATGACCTAAGTTGTGTAATTGGGTTGGTGTCATCCTTGCCAGCTTGGGGTCCATTGACATTATTCTTGACCTGAATGGTGGCATATTCATGGCTGGGCATCCATTGTTCCGGTCACCACAATGCCACCCTAGACCCTTCCCAATCTTGCGGGCAGTGAGGGGCCTTTCGATCTTATCATTGTAGCGGCCTTGGTACAGAGTTTGGGTGATGTAGTCGATCAACTGGGTGTCAGTTATGATCGGCTTCACCCCCTTGGCATAGCCATCTTCCTCCACCCTCTTTAGGATATCTCGGATGGCAGCTTGACCACGGCTTAGGCCTTCATCAATCACCTCCCTCTTGGCCTCAGTAATGGGTGCATGGGTCCCTGACTTCACAGGGGTATTCTTCTTCAGGAACTCCTTAGCCCAGTGGATCGTCTTCCCCAGACCCTTCTCATTCTCCAACCAGTGATTGAGCTTCACCCAATAGGCTGGTGGGGATAGCTCCTCTGTGATCTTTGGGACAAGCCAACGACGGTCTTCTGCATCGATCTTCAATGCCCTCATCGAGTTGGATGAGGCTATGACGTGGGCCCAATTCTGCAGGGTGTATGTTGGGACGAACTTCTCATTGACTGTCACATAGCTGTCCGCCACAACTGACTTGAGATTGTTGTAGGCTCGCGAGGAGTTGCCCGCATAGATCTCATTGACGACAACAAGCCTCTTTCGCACCATCCATCCATTGAAGTCACTCTCACAGATATCCTTCTCACGAGGGAAAGAGACATTGCCGCGTCCAAGTATAGGAGCCAGGATCTTCTCTCCAAGCGTTGTCTTCCCTACGCCATGAGCCTCAGAGACCATCAAGACAGAATAGGTCATCCTTATGTCTGGCCTCGCAATCAGTGTTGCACACCAACGCATCAATTCGAGACGATCCCCTTCACTTGGAACAAGCCTTTCAAAGTATTCCACCAAGGGACTATAATCCCCTTCAACCTCCTCCACATCCAGTGGCGGACAGGTGTTGATCACTCGCTTCTTGTCCAAGACATAAACTCCAGGTGCCAGGTCAGGTCTATAGTCGATCCCTTCGACCTTCCCTCCATCACTCGCCCTGATCAATCCTGCGATGTCGCAGCGATGAGTGAACGGGGCAACAAGGCTCCTGAAGTCTTGCTCATTGTAAAGCTTCAGGGGCCAGCGACGATGGATGAAATACTCTGGAGCAATCGAGTGGTTCCACTCGCTGGCAAAGTTGTCCTTTAGAACAGGCCTCTTGCGCCCAATGGCATCCTCATCCCCTTCCTGAGGGTCAATCATCCTTGTTGCCCAGGTGGCTGGCTTCAACAGGTCATCGATGTCTGGCCCAACATACTCCTGGAACTCCTCTCCCATCTTGTAGAATGTATCAGGGAGATCATCCGCCATATCAAAGCCATATGGGAAACGCTTATCGAAGGAGAGACCAAGCAGCGACTTGCCCCAGTACTGAGAGAACTTCTCCAAGACAGATCTTCCAGGCTCATCATTGTCGCACACATAGACAACTTCAGTCGGCTTATGGTTCTCAAGCTCTGAATAGTCTGCACGATGAGGGGCCAGAGCTCCACCCAGGATACCCCAGTGCTCATACTGCGACAGCCTCTTGCACCATGGGTGCTTAGGGTCATTGGCAATCCTGCTGGCAGCTTCTGCAGCCTTGGCACCTTCGTGAACCATAATCTTGGCGCTGGTTCGCTCTGGCCCCTTGTAGAATGGCAGTGGTCCATCCGGCTCCATCGCACGCCACACCCCATCACTCCACATTGTCCAAGGGATATAGTGCTTGGTCCCGTCCTTATCGACGCGCTGCTGGACCATCAAGATGCCATTGACCTTCCCTCTCGAATATGCCGGGAACAACTTTGTGCCTGAGAGCTTTGAGGCAAGAACCTTGTATTGAGCTTCACTGGCGACGATTGACTTGGGGAAGCCAACAGCCATCAATGCCCCTCGGATCAATGTGGCTTCTTCCTCGGAAGGGGCATGCTCCTTGTTGGAGCAATAGATTGTCCCATCAGGGTTGATGCGCACAATGGTGCGCTCTGTATAATACTTGCCCTTCTCCTCCTTCACCATGAAGCGTCGGAAGTTCAGCTGCTCAGCGCCGATGCGATCAATGTAGTGAGCCAAGGCAGGAATGTTGCGATAGGGGATCTGGCCAACCTCTCTCCCTCCAACCTGTGCCTTCAGGCTTTCATCTCCGACATCTGCTGCTTTCTTGACAGCTTCTTTCTTTGGCTTCTTGGGGGCAGTCTTCTTGGCCATAGTGGCTCCTATATAGAGAGTGGTTGGCGAGATAATGCGGTTTATATTCGACCTATAAGCTGTAGTCGATATGAAAGATAGAGGTTTTCCAATGGTCTCCAACCTTCAGCTTAAAATTATTTTCGCATTCACAGTGTAACCACCTTCCCTTCACACTAAATACAGAGGATATAAGAAACGCTGCCACAATAGATCAACCTCGGCAGCATACCCAGGAGAATAAAACATGGCTTTGAAGACCAACACTGCTGTTGCCAAGTCCAATGGGAAGGCACCGCCTCCCAAGGCCCCTGCCGCCAAGGCTGTCGCTACTAAGGCCCCTGTTGCTCAGGCCAAGAGCGCTCTGAAGCCTGAGGCTGCCAATCGTCTGATCCCTGGCAATCAGGCCCCTCGCCAACCCTCCACTGCTGTCACTGTCCTCAAGAAGGATGGTGCCCTGGCCAAGATCTCTGACGATACGTTCAGCGGCATGGCTTCATCGGGCCTGGAGAATGTCACTCAGTCTGATGTCATCATCCCTCGCATTACGATCCTTCAGGCTCTGTCGCCTCAGTTGCAGAAAAGCAAGCCTGAGTTCAACCCGGATGCTCAGCAGGGCGACTTCTGTGATACTGCCACCGGCGCTCTGTATCGAGATGAGATCACTTTGATCCCGTGCTTCTTTGCACGCATCTTTATCGAGTGGGCACCGCGATCCACTGGCAAGGGCCTTGTCAAGAATCATGGCCTGGATGCTTCGATCCTGGATCAGTGCACGCCTGATGAGAAGGGCCGAATGATCCTGCCCAATGGCAACTATGTTGCTGAGACTGCGACTTACTATTGCCTCAACCTTTCGGCTGGCGGTGCGCGTTGCTTCGTTCCTCTCACATCCACTCAGCTGCGGGCATCGCGTCGTTGGATGACCCTGATCACAGCAGAGAAGATCCAGCGCGCTGATGGCTCTGTCTTCACTCCTCCGATCTTCTATCGTTCTTGGCGAGCCTCCACAGTCAACCAGACCAACAACGAGGGTGACTGGTTCGGCTGGAAGTTCGAGGCTGCTGATTCGCTTCCTGAAATGGAAGATGGCGCTGAGCTTCTGGCTGAAGCAAAGGCCTTCTATGAGCAGGCCCGCAACGGCTTGGTCATTGGTGACATCTCCTCGATGGCGGCTGATGAAGCCCAGGCCAACACTGGTACGGGAGATGCGATGTGAGCCGACTTCTGACTGATATCGTCGAAGGCCAAGTGTGGAAGGCGAGAGGAAGTGGCAAGACCATGCAGGTCATCGCCACAGCCCTTCAAGACTTCACAATGGTCCACTCAGTCGTGTGGAAAGGCGATAGCGGTCAGTATTGGGTGACACCAATGGCAGACTTCAGGGCAAGGAAGATGGACCTAATCAGTTCACCTCCTGCCCTGGAGGCTCCTAAGGCGAAGGCCAAGAAGCCAACATCAAAGAAGAAGGGAAAGTGAATGGCCAAGAAGAAGTTTGCTGACATTGAAGACTACATCCCAACACCTTCCACCAAGATGTTGAAGAGTGTTGAAGGCCCGGTCAATGCTGCTGCGAAGTTGAGCAGGGACATTGCAAGCATGGAAGCAGCCATCACAGCAATGAAGGCTGACCTGACTGTTTACCTCACCAAGACGATCCCGGATGCGATGGCTGAAGCAGGGACCTCTGACTTCACTTCGATCTCCACTGGCGCGCGTGTGTACCTCAAGAAGGTCATCAATGGGTCCATCCCCAAGGATGCCAAGAAGCGGGAAGCAGCATTCGAGTGGCTGGTGAAGAATGATGCAGAGGCGCTGATCAAGTTCGGGATCAATGTCGTTGTTGACAAGGGGGATATCGAGACTGCTAAGCGAGTGACGGCAGGCCTGGATAAGGCTAAGATCCCCTATGACTCCAAGCTCGATGTTCATCCGCAGACGCTGGCTGCGTATGCGCGAGAGCGAATGGAGAAGGGTGCTGCTGTACCACTGGAGTTGTTGGGGCTGTATGCTGCGACGATTGCCAAGATTGAATTGCCTGCCTCGAAAGGGGATGGCAACGGACCACAGGCCAAGGCTGCTCATCTCCCGGCAGCCAAGCCTGTCTCCAAGCCGACTGGGAAAGGGAAGGGAAGTGCCTCCTCTGGGACTGCTCCTATTGCGTCGCCGCGCAATGGCCCAGGGAAGAAGGCCACCCTCTCTTTGCGCGCCTAGTCTGCTTGTGACCTCAAGGGTGGTGTCTGGGTTAGCTGCCCTCATCCAGGCACCACCCTTGAAGGGGTCCTGAAGAAAGTTTGAAATAAATAAAGAAAGTAACGATTTGTTAACAGTTTGAGCGCATATTTGCTCTTACCGGCAGACGAGCCGGGTCGAAGATAAGGCCCCTGGCCTAGGAGACCTAAGATGAAGTCGATCAGCAAGACCTTCCAGAAAAGCCGTACCCCTTATATCACTTTCGAGCGGTACGAGGCTCAGTTGGAGCAGTCGACAGGCGATCTGGCCTTTGCCACAAAGGATGTGGACAATCTGTTTGCCAAGTATGGGGCAGCAGCCCTTTTTGCGGCTCTCGCCATAGAGGTTCAGAAGGCCCACAAAAACTCTCTCACAGACAACCACTTTGGTGAGATGCCTAAGCAGGAGAAGCATGAGAAGGCCACCATTGCTTTGCGCGATGCTCTTCTGCGCTTGGCCAATTCAGTTGCTGCCGAAAACTTTGATGAGTGGGGCCTTTGATTCAACCGGCTAATCCTGACACCAATAGGAGCAACTACTATGGCCAAGAAAATTTCATTCGAGGAATGGTGCGCTTCTGTCGAGAAGCTCGCAGATGATGCTATGGGTGATCACAAGATCTTCAATTGGAAGGAGGTTCCATTCGACTGGGCTGATCGATATGTCTCTAAGCAGCCCCCTGAAATGGCAGCAGGCATTCTGCTAAGCACAGCAACTAGGATTGTGATTGGGAACCGACACAATTGGATGTTGGTTTAAGGAGCAACTACTATGGCCAAGAAGTCAAAATCACCCGCACCCGTCGCCATGACGCCTGAGCAAATCGCTGCCAAGGAGCGCTCATCCCGGATAGCAGAAGCAACAGAGGAGCTTGCCAAATTCCCTCTCAGGAAGCTTGTTGCTGAGCAGATCAATATCCATATTGAGATGTGGAAGAAGGAGTGCAACACATTCGCAGAGCGCTATGCCAAGAGCCCAGCCGATGCATTCGAGTGGGCAGGCAATGATGCCATCAATGCTGCTGCTATGCTGAGGCTATTCGAGGGCTTGCGCTATGACCTGAACCTGATTCCGCCGGTGGAACCTACTCTTGAGGATGAGAGGCCTGAAGGTGGGGCCACCTGGATGAATGAAGGAATAAAAAGCCGCAATGCTAAGCTGATTGCCGAGTATGAGCACACCAAACACAGATGGGACACCGCCCCTCGCATTGATGCAGCCAAGGCTAAGGAGCAGCTGACTGCTGTCCTCATCCGAAAGTCTGCTGAGCGGCCGATGAACTCATCCTCTGTTATGGCAAACATCCTAGCAGGATATGAGCGCAAGGTCCTTGCCGAGCTTCTGAGCGACTGGGATGGCATTGACCGCATCTTTCGTAAGGCAGCGCGCAACGAGGCAGAAGGACTTGAGAACATCAGTGCAATCCAGTAACATGTTGACCTAAAGGAGTGAGACCAATGAAGACCAAGATTGAATTCAAGACGAATGATTCCTCTAAGGCCCGGACTTGGCTGCGGGCGCATGGACTCCAGTACACTCCTTTTGGCTGGAGGTCCTGTGACCAGGATGGATACCTTTCAGATGATGTTGGTTATGTGATCTTTGATCAGAAGGAGAATGTTTATAAGGCAGTCTATTGCCCTGCTCAATCCATCACAATCCATTGATTGGAAATAGCATGCTGCCATTGAAGAGACTTGTTGGGCTTGAGGTGATTCTCTCAGAGGAAGGAGCAGAGGTCGAAGGCAAGAATGGGATCATGATGAATGTTCCTGCTGAAGGTGCTGTCGTTGACACAGATCAGGGCAAGATTTATCTGACTTCTCAAACATATAGAAAGGTGCTTGAGTATCTTGACGAGCAAGAAAGGGAAAAGAATGGCAGCAGAGGTGATTGACATCAAGACCAAGAGGAGGCTCAAGCCCTCAAGGGCAAATAACTCAGGGAAGATTGTGGCACACAAGGGAAGGTTCAACAGGAATGGCCTCCACAAATATGACCTGTGGCTGGAGCCAACTGGACTTATCCTGGCCACTGTCGAGGTAGCTCCAGGCGTTGCTGATGCTGTCATTGGTCGACTTGTGACAAGTTGGAATGCGCTGGCTGAGCTATCGCTCAAGGAGATTGAACCACTGGTGAATGGAGAGGTCGAATGAAAAGCAATGAAGAAGTCCAGTTGCCTTTATTCGAGCCAACAGAAAAGCAATTGAACTTTCACAATGAGTTGAATGTGTGGCTGCTCCAGAGGCTTGTCACTGACCTATTTAATTCGCCAGACAGGGCAGTCTATTCAGTCCAATCCAGCTATACCCATCACCATGACTTTGGTTGCCATTGGGGAATGTGGCGCGTCGATGAGATCACTGCAAGCTCTGAGGAGCATGCCAAGGCAATCGCCAAGGCACGTTGGCCTCAGTACAATCAACAAGAGATAATCGATAAGAGGAAGGCAGACCGATGAGCAAGTGCATGCTGATTGTCGAGACTAAGCAGGCTGTCCGTTGCTCTCCCACTGAGGCCAAGGCCTTGTATGAGAATGGCGCTGCTGTATATCTGTCCAAGGCAGAATACCGCCGGCTGACTGAGCTTCCTGGCCAGCACGCTGCTGGAGCCCTCAACACCATCTTGAAGGAGAAGGTGAAATGAATAGACCGAGACCAGCAGCAGTGGCCAAGGGAAGCAAGTGGGACCGGGCCTTTGAA